CTTCATAATTCCAAGCGGAGCGCACTTGCATCCCTTCTGAGACAGAACGGGTTGCGCCGAGGGATTCATCACATAGATGGCCATAAGCTTGTCAAGTAGCTGCTCCAGTCTTACAGCGGCCTCTACTCTCAAAGGCTTCAAGTAATCCAGCTGTATCATCAGGGGCGGAAGTGGAAGTGATTCTGATGGCAGCTGATACGAGGCGGATCTGAGGGTCATTATAGAGGTTGTCAACCATGGCATCAGTTATAGTGTATTCATTAGAGGCGAATAAGTCTGATGTCGTTGGAACATTGCTAATTAATGTGGCATCGGTTCCACGATGGATGTATCCTATTACCGCGTCCGTCTTATTGGGCAACCTCAGTTCAACGACTCCACTTGTGGCGGTGGAGCCAGAGAAATTGCCAGCACTAGTGACAGTAATAGGGATGGCATTGGTAATAGAATCGGGGATTCTAGCACCAACACTTTTACACCCAGAATCGTGGTCCACGCCGAACGGGTTAAGAGCACATTCCAGATATCGGAGTCCACCTGGACCAAAATCCAAGCGATGGTGGGCTTCATCGAGTTGTTGTCGAATGGCCGCCGCTATTCGTTTGCCACCAGGTCGGGGCGGAATAACAGCTTTAGCCGTTCTATTACGGTTCTCATTGCGTAACACATTACGGTAAGCTTTCTTAAAAGCAGCTTTCGATTGTTTGGAGTTTTTCATACTTTAATTGTAAAATAAGGGATTCCTGCAGTACCCTAGAGGAGGTAGGGTCCTAAACATCCCTACCTATGATGTCCTCTACCGCTCCTTGATCGAGATTTCCGGGCTCGTATAACACTTCATCAAGGAGATCGGATTTGTATCGTATTGACAGCCACTCGAGAGCAAGGTCGGGAATGGGATTTAAGGAGGCTGGTTCCATAGTATAGAACCAGTCTTCGGGTTGTCCTTCGACACTTGGTTGTCCCAGCCATTTCGTAATGAGGGGATGATGGTTCCCATGTTTCAAGGAACAAATAGTATTAGCCTTCCATTGGGCTTCCTCTGCTGGTGTCATTAGTTCGTTCGAATAGTGTATTTTTGATATACACTTGCCAAAGGTGGGGGTCAAGCCCCAGCGAATTTCGCCTGTGTCGTCAGATCCTGGTAGGGGGTGAGCTGACAGAAAATCGAAATTCACAGGATGGGTTTCTAACCGGGCTTTTGTAATAAGTCCGAAGTCTTGAAGTTGCAAATCTTTGTATTGCTTCAAGTAGAAGGAGTTGTTGGGGCTGGGGCGTATTAGAATAATCATATCGTCCCCAGCGGCAGCTACTTTGCCTTCAATGTTCAATTTCTTAAGAGTGTGGTGAGTAGAGCAAAGTGCTAACAGTGTGTTGCCTAAAGTGGTGTTAGGATCACCTGTTTTCCTTCTTCCATCCGTTTCATAATATGTTCCATCTTGGAAATATCCTTTGGTCTTCCATTGTGCGGTTAGAGTCAATTTGGCTTGAAGAGGCACATCAACAATCATGCCATAAAGGAGTAACTCAGATTGAAGAGCTTCAACATTAAGCGTTGCGTCCCACGTAGTTCGATCAATTGTAAAACATTGTTTGAACCCTAATTCATACCAATGTTTTATCCAGTCTCCGATATCGATAGATGACACGCCAGGGGCGAATAGTTGGTCGGGAAAGTTATAAAAGGCATCAGTTTGCATGATGTGTTTTATGGCCTTTGATAACGACCAAACATAAGGGCCTAGCATTTGATTAGCAGTAGCGGATACGGATTGGATTAGACGAGGGGCGTAAGCCTGGGTTTTTCCTTGTATTAATTTTAGAAGCAATTCATCTTTTATAAAAGATTGGCGATTGAAGATGGCGTCTCTTTC